CGCCTGAGGTTATGAATGAAATTGCATTAATGGCACAAGCAGCAACGCAACAAGTTACTGGTCAAGCACAAGCGATGGCTAAAGCAATGGAAACACCAGATCCACAAAGACAAATGTTCGAACAACAACTACAACTTGAAAGAGAACAGTTAATGCAAAAAGAACAAGACGATATGAGAGATGCAGAAGTTGTTATGACTAAGGCACAATTAGATGCACAAATTAAACGTGAGAAAATAGAAGCTGATTTAAGAGTACAAGACACTAAAGCTGCTATAGAATTACAAGAACTTGAGCAAAAAACAAAAGTCGATGCAGAAAAGAATTACACAGAATTAGTTAAAACAGTTCGAGAAACTCGAAAACAAAACGGAGAAAAATAATGCGTGAATATTATGATAATGATAAGTACCCTTCCCCGTCTCCTAAGAAAACAAAGGCAGCGCCTAGTTTTCCTAGTGTGGAAGAGACTACAAAAACAGAATCTGTTGAAGCAGGATATTGCTTAGATGAGCCAGAAAAGGCAAAAGTAAAAGCTGCTTATGGACAGAAAAAAGGACTTCTTTGGTATCGTTCAGTTAAGTAATTAATGGACTTTTTCAAAGCAACGGAGTACTTGCTCCGTAAATATCGTGAGAGAAAAGAAGCTCTCATACAAACGTTGGCTTCTGGAAGTATTGAAGATTTTGAGCAATACCAAAGGATAGTCGGTGAGATAGCAGGATTGAGTTTTTCTGAACAGGAAATTCAAACCTTACATTCTAATATGGAGGATGCAAATGACTGATGTCAAAACTGTTCCAGATAGGGTCGATAATTTCGGTAGTAATAATGCTTCTGTTCCAGTAGCAGAAGAACTAATAATTACTCCTGATAATTTAGACTCTCATGCAAGTTCGTTACCACGTCCTACGGGGTATCGAATTTTAATATTACCTTTTACACAATCGGCTGTAACAAAAGGCGGAATACACTTAGCAAAAGCAACTGTTGATAAAGAACGATTAGCAACTGTTGTGGGTTATGTTGTCGCTACAGGACCAGACGCCTACGGAGACACTAACAAGTTTCCTGATGGAGCATGGTGTAAAGAAGGTGATTGGGTTATTTTCGGTAGATATGCTGGAGCTCGTTTTCAGATAGAAGGTGGCGATATGCGCCTTTTAAATGACGATGAAATTTTAGCGTGTATCGATGATCCAGAAGCAATTTTATCATAACAACTTGAGGAGGACTCATGCCAGAACCAGAAAAAATAGAATTAGAACTTCCTGAAGGGGAAGTTGATATACGCGAAGCAGATGTAGATGATTCAATTAAAGAAGAAAAAACAGAAGCTCCTGTAGAAGTAAAAGATGAATTAGACGAAGTGTCTGATTCAGTACAAAAGCGTATTGATAAGTTAACTTATAAGATGCGAGAAGCAGAAAGACAGAGAGATGAAGCTGTTAATTATGCTCAAAGTGTTACTCATACAGCCACTAATTTAAAGGAAAAATTAAAAAATTCCGATTCTACCCTTTTCAAAGAGTACGATAATAGGGTACAATCTCAAATTGAAGGAGCAAAAAGACTTTTAAAAGATGCACAAGACGCAGGAGATAGTGAACTAGTTGTTGAAGCAACTACCATCCTTTCTCGTGCGAGTGCTGAAGCCGAAAACCTTAGAAGGTTATCCGCTCAACAACAAATTAGAGAAAAGTCTAATGCACAGGAGGTTCCCGTGGAACCTTATCGACCTTCTTTACAGCCTGAACGAGCTGCGGGACCAGATCCTAAAGCTGAAGCTTGGGCTGAAAGGAATAAATGGTTTGGAGATGACCAAGCAATGACGTTTGCAGCATTTGGAATACATAAAGAATTAGTAGAAGAAGGGGTAGACCCAACTACTGATAATTACTATGTTGAAGTTGATAAACGTCTAGCTGAAAATTTCCCACACAAGTTTTCTAATGAGCAATCTGCCCCCGTGCAACAGGTTGCTGCCTCTAGCCGAGGTGCTAGTGGTAAAAAAGTATCACGCAAAATTAAGCTGACACCTAGTCAAGTAGCAATAGCTAAAAGACTAAATGTTCCGCTAGAAGAATATGCTAAGCATATTGAAATAGTTTAGGAGTATAAAATGACAGAAGAAAATAAAACAACAGAAGTCATCACAGATCGAAACTCTAGATCTGCCGAGACACGAGCCTCTCAAACTCGCAGAACCCCTTGGACACCCCCATCTATGTTAGATGCACCCAACGCTCCTCCTGGATATCAATTCAGGTGGATTCGTGAAGCTACTAGAGGAATCGATGATAAATCTAATATGTCTAAACGTATTAGAGAAGGATATGAACCTGTGAGAGCAGAAGATTATCCTGATTTTGAAGCCCCCACTATTGAAAACGGTAGCAATAAAGGAGTTATTGGTGTTGGAGGATTAATTCTTGCTAAAGTTCCAGTTGAAACTGCAGCAGAGCGAAATGCTTACTTTAAAGATCAAGCAGATTCGGCTATGCAAGGTGTTGATCAGAACTATATGCGAGAAAGCGACGCTAGAATGCCTATTAAGGATAGTGATATCCAAAGGACTTCTAAAGTCGCCTTCGGTAGTAAACCTACCGATGCAAAGTAATTAATAATAACAATGTATTAACAAGGAGATAATATGGCTAATACAAATAAACCAGATGGTTTTACCCCTGCATATCATATGTACGGTGGTGTTATTCGTCCTGCAAAAATGAGAATCGCTAGTGCGTACGATACTGCTATTTATAGTGGTGATGTCGTTACTCTTTCAAGTGGTTACGTTGAACAAGCAGGTGCGACTAGCACTCCTATAGGTGTGTTTTACGGGGTATACTATAATGCATCTGACGGTACTCCAACTTTCTCGAAAATTTGGACTGCTGACACTGCAACCCAAGGGAGCGCCGATGCAGAAGCTCTCGTTTATAACGATCCTGGGATTGTTTACGAGGCTCAATTTACAGCTGGAACACCAGCAGTAAGTTTTATCGGCTCTAAATATACTCTTTCTACGACTGCAGGTAGTTCTACTACTGGTAGATCAAAGGAAGGGGCAACTGCAACAACATCAAGTGGTGTAGCGTTATGTGTAGGATTCGCCTCGCAACCAAGCAACTCAATAGCGGCTTATGCGAGAGGATTATTCACGTTCCCAACTAGCACCTTTGCTGTCTAATTAAGGAGATAAATAATGGCGATTAACAGAGCACAACTAGTCAAAGAACTAGTACCTGGACTCCATGCTCTCTTTGGATTAGAGTATGAGAAGTATAATAACGAACACGAAGACATCTTCGATACTGAAAACTCCGAAAGGGCTTTTGAGGAAGAAGTAATGTTAAGTGGGTTTGGTGAAGCACCGACTAAAGGAGAAGGAGCCGCGGTCATTTATGACACAGCTCAAGAATCCTGGACCGCTCGTTTCACGCATGAAACCATTGCACTAGCGTTTGCGTTAACAGAAGAAGCAATCGAAGATAACCTCTACGATACACTTTCTTCACGTTATACAAGAGCACTAGCACGTTCGATGCAACAAACTAAACAAGTTAAAGCAGCTAATGTTTTAAACAACGGGTTTAGTTCATCATATGTAGGAGGGGACGGTAAAGCTCTTATGACTACCGATCACCCAACTGTTGCGAATGTAGACTTAAAGAATGAGCTGTCAACAGCAGCTGATCTTAATGAAACTTCACTTGAACAAGCATTGATTGACATTGCAGCCTTCAAAGATGAAAGAAATCTTAAAGTTAATGCACAAGCAAGGAAATTAATCATTCCACCTGCTTTGCAATTTGTAGCTGATAGATTGATGGAAACTCCAGGAAGAGTTGGTACTTCAGATAACGATATTAACGCAATTAGAAATATGGGAATGATCTCAGAAGGCTATGTTGTAAATCATTATCTAACAGATACTGACGCTTTCTTCCTCAAAACTGACGTTCCTAACGGACTTAAACATTTCGTTAGAACGCCTGTATCAACCAGCATGGAAGGAGACTTCGAAACTGGTAATGTAAGATACAAGGCTAGAGAACGTTATAGTTTTGGTTGGAGTGACTGGAGAGGAATCTTTGGTTCACCAGGAGCATAATTCATTAACTTGAATAAATTAAAGGGGGGACTTCGGTTCCCCTTTTCTTTTTGTAGTTGATGATATACAATCAAGGAACTAGGAATTCATTAACTTGTTTTATCGACTGACCTAGCAGACGAGCCGAGACGATAAAACTTATTTCCTTAGGAGGAAATTATGGCGAAATCAAGCTTTAGCGGTCCCGTCCGTTCACAAAACGGTTTTATAACCTACAGAGTCAATTCCACAACAGGAGCAGAGACTACTTATGGAACTAGAGAAGGGGGTGCATACCAAATTGGTAGCACAACTGGTACTAGTTCAATATTAGGTTTTGCGCCTACAGACTTTTTTACTGGTAAAGGATCTAACCCAGATTCAATTATCAACCCTTTCACAAGTGGAACAACTTCTGTAACAGACTCTTTAGGAAACGATATTCCTTTAGGATCCGTTCTTTACTACGGTGATAGAGTATTTAGATATGGTTTAGCAGGTGGTGTTGCGTTAACAGCAGGAAAACTTGTTCAAACCATTGTTGGAACAAAAGCTGATCACCAAGATTTAGCACCAACAGCAGGTGTTTCAG